TCCTTTCGCTTTTTACTCGGCCTGGCGGGGCCTGTATTTTGAGTATACAGCAGCAGGAGGAGAAAGACAATATTTCCTGGAAGGCGAGCCAGCAAAGGAGGTGGTATAGGCATGGCAAGACCACGGGGTACGGATTCAGCCCAGGTGATTCAGGTTATTAAAACGGAATCACTGAAAGGTGAGGGAACACAGGGGGATTTGTGTCGGATAGTTACCCAATACTGGGATTTTGATGGAAATCTGCTTGCAGAGAACGACCCATGTGAAAAAGAAACAGAGTAGATACCTACTCCATTTTCTTTCGTTGATCTTGCTTAGATTGGTTAACTTTAACGATGCTAGACAAAAGCTCATTACGCTCGTGGGGAACGATGTACCATTCTTTTATAAGAATTTCTACAAGACGAATGGGTTTTTCAGATTCATCAGGATCAATATCAATAATGCTATCAACATTACTTTCCATGTGAGCTCCAATATTTCCCAACGCCTGTATTTTAACTATACAGCAGCAGAAGAAAAAAGACAATAATCCGCATAAGCCGGAACAGAAGAAGGAGGTGGTATGAGATGTGTATGTTAATTACATTTATACTGGGCATTTCAGCAGGAATCGCATTGTATAGACTTTATATTATGTACTTGATAAAAAATCCAGGTCATACTCTTTGCGATTACTGCCAATTTGCCAGGGAGAGGGAAGAATTATTCCCATCCAAGAAGAAATGATTATTTTTTGGGTTTGGGTGGACAGGGAATTGTAAATTTTGGTCCGGGAGCGCCTCCGCCGTCACGCTTAGAAGGTGATGAAGATGATGAAGAGCCACGGGGAGCGGAAGATGGACTGCTTTTCTTTTGTGTCATGATGAACCTCCTTGTGATGGATAAGTGGTTAAAAAATAGTTCTTGCAGTCTTTTTCAGCTTTGTTTTCACACCATTTTATATTTGAAAGGTACGAAGCGGAAAAGAACTGCGTAACAAGCTCGGAATATTCCAACTTGTATTTGTGTAGCAGATCAAGTATTTCATTATCGGAAAAATTTTTTGTATAGTTCATTTGCAACCATGAGTGTTCCAGATCCAGAAGCAGTCTGTCTAACGGGTTGGTAATTAATTTAGAAGCAGACAATAAGTCGTTGTAAGGGAGCTTTGGAAAAAGTACCTGAATCACCTGAGAAACACAGATTAATACCGTCCACAAAACGGGATACATTTTCCATACGCCCCAAGCGGCCACACATGAAAGAGAAATCAATGTACAAAAACATGAAATTCCCCAATTAATTCGCCCCCAAAAGGAACGGAACCATTTGTAATAAAACTCTTTATATTTAAGAGAAACATAAAAATTCCAATATTGATCACGCATAAGTTGTCCTCCTTGCATCAAAGTGTATCACTTTTGGCGCTTTGTGACAACATGCATATCCGATGATTATACTCCTTTGTAGGGGAGCGGATAAGTATAGTATAGGACGAGAGAATCGAAAAATCAAGTAAAGGAGGCGACACAATGGCAGAAGAAATGCTGTATACCGTAAAAGAAGTAGCAAAGCTGCTCCACACGAATCCAGGATATGTGTACAGGCTTCGGGATGCAGGACTATTAAAATTTATGCGTCTGGGAAGTCTGCGAGTGCGTAAAGCTACGCTGGAAGCATTCCTGGAAAAATATGACGGGATGGATTTGTTTGATCCCTTTGATGTGAAACCGCTGACAAGCAATGTTGAAGAAGATGAAAAGGAGAAAAAATGGGAATGATTCGATACGCGGTGGAAGCAAGAATATTTAACAATGGAAAAATCGTAGCGAAAGTTCGCGAGGCAGGGACAGATGAAGAAAATGGATGTAAGGAAACAAGATCCTGTGACATTTGGGTGGATGTGTTTGACACACAAAAGGAAGCGGAGCAGTTTTGCTCCGGATACAAAAAGGCATGAAAGAGGTGAAGAGCGTGAAAGACTATACAGCAGCAGCCAATGAAGTCAGGGAAGAGAATGCCAGAACTGTGGAGCGTTTAGCCAAAAAGCGGTCAAGAACCGCCACACACAACCTGATCCTACAGGTAAGCCTTGCGGCAGCGGTGGCAGCGGTCATCTATCTGTCGGTTACCATGCAGTACCGCCCAGCAGAGATTGCGGCTTACGCCGTCAGCATCACATGGATACTGCTGTGGCTGTTTGCTAACAGGGAGCGATGAGATCCGGTGCTTTCTGATTGGATACGTGACGGCTGGAAGTAGCTACACAAACAGTCAACACAAAAAGATCTTTAAACTGGGATTTACACACACGAAATGAAGGAGGAATGAAATGGAAGGAAGGATGACGCGCAAAAACCCTCAGGGGATAGGATATCGGGTCTGGCTGGACCATGCCGGATCTTTCCGGATTGAAAGCCAGGGTGGGGAGCTGTTCCTTTTAGGCGATCTGGCGGACAAGCTGGGGCGGCTGGAGGACCAGGAAGAGAAGCGTAAAAAATAGCGCCTACATCTGCAAATGTAAGCGCCAGATATTTCCTCTACAGGAAAAGTACCTTGTAATAATCATACACCTGTGGGGCGAAATTGTCAACGAAATGGCGGTTATTCCGCCATTTTCGCACTTGATTAACATATTAAAGTTAGGACACAGGCGCATGTTAAATAAAAAAGAATATGTCTTTCGTGATCCGGCAGGCAAACGCGGATGGATCGACATTGAGATATGCCAAAGTGCCCGTTACGGAGCTCCGGGTATGCGGCGGGAAAAACGAAAGAAGCCGACGCCGGAGCAGGTGAAAAAACAGAACCTGAAAAACAAGGAAATCAGAATCTGGAGATACATACGGGCGAACTTCGAAGAAGGGGATTTTTGGATCACCCTCACCTATCGGCCGAAGGAACGGCCGCCGGATGTAAAAATCGTCCAGGATCACTTTGCGAAATTCCGAAAGAAAATCCGCGGTGCTTACCGTAAATACGGATACGAGCTGAAATATATCTACAGTATCGAAGTGGGCTCAAAGGGCGGAATTCACATCCACATGATCCTGAATCGGATGGACAAAACCGATCAGGAAGTCGTCAGAGCCTGGAGCCATGGGCATGCCCACATTACTCCCTTGTACAGAGAGGGGGAATACCGGAAACTGGCTGCCTACATAGCAAAAGCCGATATCTATAATCATTCCAGGAATCTGATCTTCCCGCGGCGCCGGGTGAAACAATTAAGGAACAGGGCATGGAAACGGCAGCCCAGAGCCTACAAAGGGTATTACGTCGACAAAAATTCCATCGTGACCGGCATAAATCCAGTCACGGGAACACAGTTTATGCACTACACAATGGTGCGATTCAGGAGGGATTAATGCAAAAGGCAAGCATCTACCTGGAGGCAAACAATAAAAGCCCCAGGAAAATGAAGCGTCGGTATGGTTACGTCCTGGAATGTGAACATGCCGGAGGGTTAAAAACCAAAGAATTTACGGGAGAAATTGAAGAGACATACCATGGCACCATGGTCGCAGCTCTGGAAAGCGCCATGGTCCGATTCCGAAAACCCTGCGAGATCATGGTACATGCGGCGGACACCTGGCTTTTGGATATGCTGGAGAATCAATTGAGTAAATGGGCAGATGGAAATCTTCTAAACGCGCATGGAAAACCAATTGCCTATCAGAAACAATGGCTGCACATTTGGGTCATGTCGGCACAGCACGAAATCTATGGACAGCGGGGAAGCCATACATATTCCGAATGGCTGCAGAGGAAAATGGAGGAATCATGAGACTGGGGACAAAAATAAAGATCAAAAGATGGAGCGCAGAAAAGCAGCGGATGGAAAAACGTGAACTGGTTCTGATGGGAAAATATAAATATTTTGGGCTTTTTGTTGATAAATACGGAATCAGAGAGTGCTTTACCTGGCAACAGCTGCGGCAGATCGAGCGTGGAGAAGCATGAAAAGGTGAAGATACTACCAAGTGAGGAGGGAAAATGCTGCAAATAGGAACAAATGTGCATTGCCTGGTTATGTTTGAGACAGACAAAAGGAAGCGGATCGAGACGCTGAAAGGAACTATTACTAAAATAACGAAGAATTCTTATATTGTTGAGACAAAATCGCTGAAATGTCCGCTCTACTATTCCTTTGGACAGGAGGGGAAAACCATATTTCTGTCAGAAAGGAGTGCGGAGCACATGAAAGACAATATGCAGTCCCGTTTAGCGGAAGAAGATCGGGAGAGTAGCATGAAAACAGATGATTTTCCGTAGAAAAGTGAATATTGTTATACTTTTGCGGGCTAGAGAAAATTGAAATCCATTACGTAAGATACGAAATAAAGATAACATTTTGCCAATGGCGGCAAAATGGTTTAAAAAAGTGAATATTGTACCAAAACTGAAAGGAAAACGAAATGACGGAGCTAATGATTGGTCACTGCGCGTACTGCGGGGACCCAAAACAGGTAGAAATGGACGTGGATGCCACCCAGAAAGAGGCGGACATCCAGGCCACGGAGGAATGCGACTGCCTGGAAGCGAAAGAAGCCAGGCGAAAAAGGGAGCAGGCGGAAGCCTGCGAACGGATCATAGCAACCATGATCGCCGGATCTTATCCGGAAATCGCGGATTTGCTCTTGAACAGCATCGGGAACATCCAGGAGCACAAATTTGAAAAGCTGACCATAGACACGGGAGCCGGGAAGAAATTTGCCATAAAGAGGACAAAAGACGGAATCAAGGTAGAGGCAGAAGAAAAAAAGAAGGATGAGGCGACAGCATGATCGGATATCCCAAATTACCGACAAAAAAGACACGGATGCGGCACCCGAAAAGCATCCTGCAGGAAAAGGACGGAACATGCTATCTCTGCGTCCTGTTACATGAGGATTACCGGATTCAGCCGGTGCATGAGCATCACGTATTCTCCGGCACGGCTAACAGGCGTCTGTCGGAGCAGTACGGACTAAAGGTCTATATTTGCCCGGAGCACCACGAAAATGGGCCGGAGGCCGTACATAAAAATAAAATCGTCCGCCTGCTGCTGGAAGAGATCGCAAAGCGGGCGTTTGAGCAGACCTATCCGGAGATCAGATTCCGGGATGTCTTCGGGAAAAACTGACCGTCCAACCATTGTGTGTCATGATAAATACCCTGCTGCCGGGGACGGCGGCAGCGGAAAGGAGGCAGAATTGTACAAGTTAGTGCCAGATCGGTGCAGATACCCGGACTGTTTTCACTGCGTATTGCCGGATTGCATGGCCTCCAGGGTGTTTCCGGGGGAGAGCCGCCGGAACGCTGAGTGCGGAAACCTGCCCACCACGGGAAACCGGAAGAAAGAAGGAAAAAATGATAAAAATATCCGCGATGTATAAATGGTCTGGAGGCACAGACTACAGAAACGTGTGCAAATGGTGCCGGAACTGCATCCAGATGCACAGAGGAAGGAAGAAAGTATATAAGTGCCGGATCTACGGGATCACGGACGGACCGGAAACGGACTGGAAGCCGGAATACATCGCATGCAAGAGGTTTGATATCCAATACAGCGGTACTCCGGTACTGTTCCGGGAAAAAGAAACTCCGGAAAAAAAGAATACTCCGGCGGAGCGGGAAGCTCATGGAGAGCAAATGAGTATTTTTGATTATCCGGAGGTTTGGAAATGACCGACCAGATCACCCTGGAAGAGTACCTGCAGAGCCGGCATAAGACATTTCCGACCTGCGGAGACTGTGTCTGCAACAACTGCCTGTACTGGTGATCGAGCCGCTGTCCCTATGGCAAGTGTTACGACGATCACAGGGCACTCGTAATGCTTGCAGCTTTTTGTACGCGGCGGCATGGAGGGCGGCGAAAAATATGGGATATAAAAAATTGATTACATACATCCTGGACACGGAGACGGGGACAAGCCTCAAGGCAGCCGGATGGAAATGTGTCGGTCAGGCCGGTGGAAAGCGATGGACGGGCGTCAGGAGGCCGGAGGTTGATCTGTATCCGACACAGTTAAAACTTAAGTTTGAAATCGGAGAGGAGATGGAGCGGGAATGAAACTTAAGTGGTTTGACGAATACTGCGGAATCTGCGGAAGCCGGATCAACAGTTGGGATAAACGGTTATCAAAAACCCTGGCCTACAAAAACCCAGTCTGTGAAAAATGTATCGCAAAGGAGTACGGCATGGAAACGGAAAGCCTGCGAAGCAGAATGGAGGATTATTTCGGGATGCGGCCATGTCAGGGAATATAATGAGAGACTACAACCTTTTGACGAAAAAACTGCTGGCAGCGGGATACACGACGGATCATTATCCGGATTGTGTCAGGCTTCCGGGAAGTTCCTGGGGAGAGGATCCGCTTCAAAATTTACATGGAGGTTTTGAATATACCCCTAAACATCTAAGCACGATGGTTTTTGAGACCGGATGCGGTTTGTTGGTAAAAGGATCAAAATTTTCAACCAGCAGCATGGGATACATGGGAATTACGTGGATCCCGGAAAATGATAACCCGGTTATATGCTGCCCTTACAGGCAAGCTGACTGCAATCTGAGGCATCCTTTTCTTCAGGGCCTGGTGAAACTATCACAGTGTAATTGCCATCAGACCCAGAGGCCATACGACTACGAAAAAAGTGTCGATAAAGTCACGGACGACGAAGAGAGGGAAAGACAGAGAAAATATGAAGAATTTACAAGAAGGAAAAATGGACATGCCTGTTATTGGCATTGCAGATACAATTACTGGACAGGCATATGGTCTCAGGATTATGACCCGATGATCTGCGCCAAAATGTGCAATAATATCGGGCGAAATTGCGACTTAACACACAAGCCAATCTCAAAGAAAAAAGGAAATGTATTTTATGACGTGAAAATCAGCCATGTGCGCCACGATGATACATTATTTAACGGGCAAATAGAGGTAAGGATCGAAAAAGGGGTCCGTCTATTTGAGACGATGAAATCTATGACAATATGCGAGGCGGCGGCCAGAAGGATAAAGTACATCAAAAACCTGGAGGAAATGCGGAATCCCTGCAGGACGATAGAAATACTGAATATACGTGCAGAGCGTCGGGAGAGCCGGGATCTGCTGCAGGATCTGCAAGACATCAAAGATGGCATACAAGTCATACATGCATCAGACCTGAAACGGGATGCGAAAGAAGAAAAGAAGAAAAGGCGGCAGAAGAACCAGGAGAAAAAGATAAAAAAACTGGAGCAGAAGATCATAGAAAACGGCTTTGAATCATTGGATCCCTATAGCGTAGATTTTGCGCATGCGCGCAAATGGCTAAAACAAGACAGAATTAAAGCATTGGAGAGGATCCGGGAAGAGAAAATCCGCCAGGAGCGGGAAAAACCGGTGCAAATGGATATTTTTGATTTTATTAACACGGGAGAAAAGGAGGAGATGTGAGCATGAAGCGATTGACTGAATGTGACAAGCAGGGCAACTGGTGCCTGAAAGGGTTGCCATGGGAGGATTTGCATGAGGGCCAGCCAATGACAAAAAATACCTGGGAGAAGGTATACGGGGCGCTGTGGAAGCTTAAGGATTATGAGAATACCGACCTATCGCCGGAGGAGGTTGTGAGCCTTAATGAATTCGAGGATAGCAATGGACAGAAGCTGATACAGGAGATTGCAAAACACAGATGGAACCCCATTGAGGAACGCCTCCCATCGGATAATAGGTACATACTGCTGTCGTTTGCCAATTTTTCACTTCCGGCAGTGGGGCGATACGAGGATGGAGCATTCTACCTCGGTGATTGTGATGAGCAAGACACCTGTGTGTCAAATGATTTATATGTCAATGCATGGATGGAACTTCCAAAGGCATACCGGACAGAGGAAAAATAACTCAGTGATCCATCCGCCATGTGATCAAAAATAAAGAGAAAAGTCTGCAAATAAAAAGTCAAGCAGAAATTTGAGAACTTTGAAAAATTTATACAGGTTGAATTAAAAGTACAAAAACCAGACCACCGCAGGACGTTGGTCTGACAAAGATATGAAAGCTGGGCTTAGTTTTCTCCCGTTTCGGGCAGTGATGCGAAGTATTCCCGTACCCGTCCGTAATAAATACGGAGAAACTTGTTTGCGCCGGCAGTCATGTAGACGTAGTAAGGCTTGCCCTGAGCACGTTTTTTATCCATAAAGACGTAAACGGGGTCGTCAATGGGCGAACGCTTGATTAGCCCGTCCATGATCTGAAAGAGCGTCCTTCGCAAATGGGGAGAACCTTTCTTTGAGGTACGCACGCTCTTCTGGACGTGTTTGCCGGAATCGTTCTTTCCGGGATCGACGCCCGCAAAGGCTGTTAGGGCTTCCCGGTGCGTGAAACGCGTCACGTCCCCGATCTCAGCCATAAGCTGCGGACCAAGGGTAGAGCCGACGCCGTTCATTGCCATGACAACGGGATATTCCGGTAGAGCAGAAGCGGTTTCGTCCATCTTTATCCGAAGGTTTTCCACGGTTTCGGAAGCGGTGTTTAGCATGGCGACAGCCTGCCGGATGAGCATTTTCGTGTTGTCATCTTTCGGGAACACGGCAATGAGGTCGCAGGAAGCCTCGTAGACTTTCTCCGCTTTCTCCGCACTGAAATTGTAACCCTTGTGCTTGCACCATTTCCGATAGTGCTCCGTAAAGGCGGAAAGGGATTTTCCCCGGACACAGTCCACATGCCAGTAGGTGTAAACAAAATCCACCCATTTCTGGCTGCCGTCGCTGCGGGCGGGACTGTCAAAGAGGTCGTTCGCGCCCGGGTAAGACTGGTCGAGCAGTGCAATGAGGTTGTTCTTCATGGCAGTTTTCTGTGCCATAAAGAAGCTGAACTGCCGGTTCATTGTTTTGAGTTGGTTGCGTGTTTTATCCATGCTTCCATATTGCTTCAGTTTTGCCCATCGGTCAAGAGTATATCGTGCGATTTTTTTGGAATCCGCCTTGTCCGTCTTGGGAGAGCGGAGGGAATCATCAGCGAAATCCCTGATGAGGACAGGATTTACGGCACTGACAAAGATGCCGGCGTCGGAAAGCCAGGCGGCAAGCGGCTCGTAGTATCTGCCCGTGTGTTCCATGCAGGCTTTTGTCTCGCCGTCAAGGCTTTGGATTTGTTTGATTAATTCATTGATGGCGGACTTGGTGTGTGGGATGTCGCGGGGCGGCATGAGGACCACATCGCCTGGTCTGCGGATCGTAACGGTGCTTTTGCCTTTGGAAACATCAATACCAACAGCGTTCATAATGGATACTCCTTTGTAAATGGATTAGCAATGGTCAATACCAGTTTTCCCATTGCCTATTCAATCTACTGGGTGTTTCACACGAACGTCTCATGGTTCAACCTGCGTAAAACGAATGCTGCGAATGAGGGGGCTGGTTGGCTGACTTTTCTACGGACGTAAAGTCCTGAAAGGAAGGAGGCCAGACCTATTGCCATACTCATTCTAACAGCTTAAGCAACAAGATGGATAATTCCTTACTGGCTGTAAGGGGTATTAACCATAAATATATTGTAGTAGAAAGGAGAACCCCTCATCCCTAAAGTGCAAACCTTGAAGCAAGCTGCCGGGGCGGCGGCAGCGAAAAGGAGCGGAAAATGAATAGATTAAATCTTGGAGACTTTTGCGAAGAGTGTCTTTGTGCTGAATGCAGCAACCGAAAATACTGTGGGACAATGGAAGGAAATACAAATTGGTATTGCCATAATGAATGCAAAGGCCAATGTGGAATGATGAAAGAGTGCAGCCAATTTAGGCCAATACCGTTGAAAAAAATGGAAGGTAAACAGAATGAGCGAACTAAAAATCGGAGCACGTTATAAGCGCCACCGCCACGACCGCCGGGCATACCGGATGTGCTGCGTGATCGGCAGGACGGAGCGGGGATGGCTGATCGACTGCGGGGATGGCAACCGGGAGGAAATCACGGATGAAGAGGCTGAGGAACTGGAGGAGGTAAAGTGAAAATAATCGAAGAGGAGAGAGAAGACCGGTACGGGAATTACCCGATCTGGATTAAAGGCAGTGATGCCACTCCGCAAAAAATACAAGAGGAATTGTTTAGACGGTACGGAGGACAGGGGTACAAGTTTGCAATCGTCTTTGACGTATCAAAAGACAAATGGGAGGAACCCGAGAAGGAAACGCCGGTATATTTTTTAGACGAAATACTGGATGAATTAATAGCTTATTGCGGAGCGGAAAAAATAAGAAGAATCTTAGATGAGCTGGAGGAGGTACGGTGATGGAGAGATTAACACAGAAAGATGAGCAAGGGAACTGGTTTATCCGAGGGTTGCGGTGGGGGGACACATATCCAGGGGCTGTCATAACGAGAAATACATACGAGCGGATTTATGGGGTATCCAATAAGCTGCTGGACTACGAGGATACCGGCCTGGCACCGGATGAGATCAATGCGCTGCGAGAGCGGAATAAAGCCAAGGCGCCGGAAAAGGTATCAAATTCCAGCGTCAGATATACAGACGATTATATTTGCCCATACTGCGGAAAGCATTTCACGGGAACGGGAATTGCAGCGTTTTGTTATCATTGCGGACAGAGGCTGAAATGGGAGGACTGAACATGTACGGAATTATAACCGGAATCACTGATACTGACGATATTAATTACTGCCCGAAATGCGGTGCAGAAATAGCAACCAAGCACGGTGACGGAACAGCAGAATGCGACGAATGTGGCTATCATTTTGGCGTGGTTGAGTGCGGGGAGGAACAGTGATGAGAGAACTGGAAAAAGACCTGTTGGAAATTGAGCAGCTTATAAAATCACATGAGGAAAGAGGAAACACGCATACACAGAGCGTATTACAGATCGCGCATGAGATCATATCGGTCTGCGCGAAATATGCGCGGACTCTGCCGGAACTGGAAGGAATTCTCGGATGTGCCGGCGCTTCGGATCGGGAGGAGGTACAGGGATATGACAGGAGGTGATGCCGGTGGAGAAGCATATTCTTCAGGACTACATAGACGCTTGCGAACTAATAAAAGAGACAGAAGCGGACATTCGGAAACTGAAGAAGAAGCGTAAGACAATCATTCAGACTAATGTGAAAGGGAGCAATCCCGACTTTCCTTATCAGGAGCAGCACTTCCGGATACAGGGGACCACATTCACTTACACAGATGATCGGCAGCTGCGAATAGAAGAGGGGCTTCTTGAAGAACGTAAGGCCAATGCGGAAAAGATTAAGCTGCAGGTTGAGGCATGGATGAATACCATTCCCTCCAGAATGCAGAGGATTATCAGGCATAAGATTTTCGAAGGAATAACATGGGAGGAGACAGCTTCTAAGCTTGGCAGAAAGGCAACAGGGGAAGGAGTCCGTATGGAATATCAAAGATTTATGCAAGAAAAATAAAGTTTGTTCGCTTTGTTCGGATTGTTCGGTTTTAAAGTGTTATAGTATAAACTGAGATCAGTGGATGAATAACCATTTGATTTTCCTCCCTCGGCCGCCGGGTGCCATGCCTGGTGGCCACTATCGGAATGCCCATCCAAACGGGAGATGGCTTGAGCCGTAAAACCGAGCCGCAGGTTCGACACCTGGTGTTCCGATTGGCCGTAAGGCCAAACCCAAATTACATTTTTCGGAAAGGCATTCTGCTTAAAAGCAGGGTGCTTTTTTCGTGATGTTTACTATAGACAGATGGGAACATATGTTCTATAATATAATCCTAAATACAATTTTTACTGTAATATCAGCTATCTTGTTGAAATATGCAAGATATAGGTATAAAATGGTAAAAAATGTATTTGGGAGGAATTTTATATATGGCAGGGAAAAGAGTTTCTATTAAGTATCTGTTTTTTGAGGTATGTACACACGATGAAAAAAAAGGTGATTGCACATATGACCTTCGTAAATGGATTGCAAATATTGAAAAACTCTCTCTGGAAGATCGCATAAAAGAAGTAAATGGCATAGAAGGGCGATTGGAGGACATAGCGTTAGTTTATGAAAGTCAATTTTATGTTATGAATTTCATGCGATTAGATGTAGTAAGCAACACGTATATTCTTGAGGCGAATTCAAAGGCAAGACATGTTGATTTAAATGAAAACGAATACATAGGGAAAAATACAGTTGTTTTATATGACTATACAAAAAATATATTGATGATACAATCTAATAGAGGGAGTTACGGTACAGCTGCGATTGAAAATTATATAAATAGTTTTTTAGAAGAGGGATTATGTTATTTGAGGCCCATAAATTATGAGTTCAGTAATACAGTTGGAAACAAAAGTTATTTAAAACTTGATGTGAGGTTTGCTAATACAAAAGAATTAACAATAAAAAATAGTAAGTCATTTGAAAAGATAGTCTCTTTATGTAATGAAGTGAATTGCATGACGGCTCATGTAGAATTCGGGCTTGGATATACTAGGGGAACCGAATTGGAAGCGGATACTGTCCAAGGTATTATAGAAGAGATAGTTGATGAAAACAATAAGCGATGTATTTCGTCGGCTCGTGTAACAATTAGTGATGATCAAAAATCAGAGATTTTTGATTTGATGCATAACATATTAAATATGAGTATTATCTTTATGGTGCCGCCGCGAGGTGAACTTGCCTTTGAGACAATGGCGAAGCGCATGGCGGATGATTACGTTGAAAAAAAGATCAGAAATAGGGCTATAAATTGTTTAGAAAGAGGTTGACTTTGTGAAAGCCATGATTGAAGAAAAATGGAAATGCATGTATGCGTATATTATACCAACATCATTGGTCCTGAGTCTAATTATTATGTCAAATATGAATGTATTTGATATGGGGCAAGTATGTACTATGAAATTATATAGTGATATGCTTACAGGGGTAATTACATTTATGTCAATTATATTAAGTATATATGGCTTTTTAATACCGTCTTTAATATCGGCTAAGAATGATGCAATGGTAAAATATTTTATTGAGCACGCCGATATGAAAACGTTTACTGGGAGAATTAAACAAATAGTTTTATTCGGTCTTCTGGGTATTCTGCTATCCATTTCTTTGTATTATGCAAATATGATGAAGGAAACAATATTTATTTTTTTCTTTTGTTCTTGGGTTTGGATTATATCATGCTTTACATGTAATGCGTATCGTTTTATAAGTATTATTATTGAGCTACTTCTAAATGAGAAAATCAGTAGTAAGAAAAAACATGTTTCAGACGTTACGATTGAAGAGATAAATAAATTAAACGACTCATTAAAGAAATTATAGATTACTTAAATCTGAGAAGGCACCCTCCGGGGTGCTTTCTTCATGCACGAAAAGGAGGTAGGAGCGGGATGCCAATCTATAAACGATGTAGCAGATGCGGCAGGCGAATACAAGCCGGAAGCCGCTGCCCCTGCCAGAAGGCGCGACACCAGGAGTATGACCGATACAGCCGCGACAGGAAGAGCAAAGGATTTTATGACAGCAGAGAGTGGGAGATCGCAAGAGATGCAGCGCTGGAAGCGGATGGAGGGATAGATGTCTATGTGTACATGACAACTGGAGAGATTAAGGGAGCGGACACAGCCCATCACATCATCCCACTGAAGGACGACTGGGAGCGGCGAGCTGATGTGGACAATCTGATGAGCCTGCATCATGATACACATAGCGAAATCGAGCAGATGTACCGGCGCGACAAGACGAAAACGGTCAAAAAGATGCAGGAATTGTTAAAAGAATTCAGACAACTGCGAAGGGTAGGGGGTATCTGAAAAGTTTTGGAGAACCGCCCCCGACCGCACGTCCTCCCTTCCTTACGCAAAATTCTAAAAATAATTAAAAAGTTGGCATTGCCAGGAAGGAGGACACTATGGCACGACCGAGAAAGCCGCTGGTTGAACAGCGTGGAAATCTGACAGTGTATACGACGCAGTGCAGAGAGAATGAAGAAAAAAGCATAGAAACAGACAAAGACCAGCTTAAACGTCCGCCAGATTGGTTAATTGACAACGTAGCAAAAAAAGAATGGCGGAGAATTGTTAAAGAATTAAACAAGATTCATCTTATCGGAAATCTGGATAGAAATAACCTGGGTGGTTATTGCAACGCCTTCGCGAATTATGTAAAAGCCACTAATATACTAAAGGATCAGAGCTATTATATTGACAGAGAAACGCGAACAGGAGTCATTGTAGTTAAGAATCCGATGGTAGACATCCAAAAAAATTACGCGGAGGAGATGCGAAGATTCGCTGCACTTTGTGGATTGACGATTGACGCAAGGCTAAAGGCTGCAGCAATTAAAACAGATAAAACCCAGGAAGAGATTACGCGGAAGTTTGGCAATATATGACGGTTAAAGAAGAACTGATCGGGTATGCTTTGCGGTGCCTGTCGGGCGAAGAAACATCGGGAATTAAACATAAATGGGCGTGCCAGAGATTTTTGAGAGATTGCAAAAATGAAGAGGCACGGAATGTGCTGGCCGATGGATGGGCTTATTACTGGGATGAAATCGAAGCCGAGAAGATCGTAGACTGGTTTTCAATGCTTCGGCATTCTAAAGGTGATCTTTCTGGACAACCGATAATATTGACGTCATGGCAGAAATTTAATTTATGCCAGCTCTATGGATGGAGAGAATTAGATACCGGGTACAAAAGATTCAAGCAATCATTCATTGAGGTTGCAAGGAAAAATGCTAAATCACAAATGGAAGCGGGGGTGGCGCTGTATGAAATTTCAGTGATGTCAACGCGGAATCAGGAGCACTATGAATATTATACGGCGGGTACGAAACGGGATCAATCGAAGATCATTCTGAATGAAGCGAAACTGATGCTGAACAGATCTTCGCTTAAATCATTGTTTAAAATTACGCGGGACGCGATTATCCATCGAAAGACGGGAAGTTTTATTAAAGCACTGTCAAAAGAGGACGGACAAAACGGTGATGGAACAAATCCAGCCGGATTGATTCTGGATGAGTACCACCAGCATAAGACAACAGAATTTTATGACCTGGGTTTGGGATCGAATACAAAAGAACCGCTGTTAATGATTATTACAACGGCGGGGATGGATTTAACCTATCCGTGTTATGTGCAGGAATATACGTATTGCTCAAAGATTCTTGATCCGAACGTTGACGTAGAGAATGATGAATATCTGATTGATATTTGTGAAGTTGATCTGGAGGATTTCAAGGACGATATTAATAACCTGGAAAATGAGGAAATATGGAAAAAGGCCAACCCTATTCGGATGAGCTATGAAAACGGGCGCAAAAAAATTCGTAACGCTTGGAAGGTCGCGAAGGAGATACCTGAAAAATTAACCGCATTCCTGACGAAGATGTTGAATATCTGGGTACAGGCGAAAGAAAACGGTTACATGGACATGGCGAAATGGAAGCGATGCCAAGTAGATGAAATTCCGATCAACACGCGAGGTATGAGTGTCTATGTGGGGTTTGATATGTCGGCTAAGATCGACATGACATCTGTTTCGTTTGTGATTCCATTTGAGTCCGATGAACTGGATGAGGACGGAAAGCGGATTGTGAAATATATCGTGTATTCACATTCGTTCATTCCAAATCGTGAGAAATTGGCAGAGCGGAAGGCAAAGGATAAGGTAGATTATGACGCATGGGAAAGAGAAGGTTATCTGACCGTAACGAATACGCCGATCGTTGACCAGAGTGCGGTTATGCGGTATGTGCTGGAAACCTGCAAAAAGAATGAGTGGAATATTGAAACATTGTGTTTCGATCCAGCGAATGCCAGCAAATTAATGATGGACCTGTCGGATGAAGGATATGAAGTAGAAGAAGTATATCAAAGCCATAAATCCCTGAATGAATCTACGCAGGGATTCCGGGAGCAGGTATATTCGGGAAATATTCTGTATACCTACAATCCGGTCTTGAATTTTGCTATGAGCAATGCTGTAATCCGACGGAGCAATGGGCTGATCAAGATCGACAAAGATGCTACCACAAAACGGATTGACCCCGTGGATGCTGTCTTGTGTGCTTACAAACTGGCAATGTATCATGAGTTCTATTCTGTGGCCGCAGAAGCAATCGACAAATTTTTGGAGAGTGACTGGTAATGGGAATCTGGAAAAGAATTAAAAATGCAGTAAATGAAAAGGTGCATCCAACCATCAGCCTGGAAGACAGGGAACTGCTGGAATGGCTGGGAATTACGCCGAGCAATAAAAAGGCAGTGGCAGAGGTAACCTATTTCACATGCCTAAAAATGCTGTCGGAGACAATCGGGAAATTGCCGCTAAAATATTATCAGCAGACAGAGCGGGGGAGAATCCGGGCACCGACTACAGAGGCAGGTGTCCTGATGACGATCCGGCCAAACCCGTTTATGACGCCGACTACCATGTGGACGGCTGTGGAACAAAACTGCCAGCATTACGGCAACGGCTACATCTGGATGCGAACGAAATTTATTCCGTCTACGTATGGAGGCGAATACCATTTCCTGGACATGTGGCCCATGCAGAGTAATTACGTGACACCGATCATGGACGATTTGGGATTGTTCGGAAATGCCGGAAACATATACTACAAATATAGTGATCCGCGCACAGGGAAACAGTATATGTTTCGGAACAGCGAGGTCATGCACTTTAAAACTTGGTACAGCTTCGACGGATTCACCGGTATGCCGGTGCGGGACATCCTACGGGCAACGGTGGATGGAGCAAGCGAAAGCCAGGATTATATGAACCGCCTGTATAAGCAGGGACTGACAGCCAGTATGGCCATGCAGTATGTAGGAGACCTAGAGGACAAGAAACGAGAAGCGCTGCAGAAAAAGTTTGCGGACCTTCTTTCCAGCCCCAAAAACGCAGGGAAGGTTATCCCAGTCCCGACATCTCTGACGTTAACGCCGCTGAATATGTCTTTGGTAGACGCGCAGTTTTTTGAATTGCGGAAATACAGCGCATTGCAGATCGCCGGCGCTTTCGGAATTAAGCCGAACCAGATCAACAATTATGAAAAGTCCAGCTATGCGAACAGTGAGACACAGCAGCTGGCTTTTTTAGTGGATACGATGTCCTATCGCCTGAAGATGTACGAGGAAGAGATAAATGGGAAAGTGTTGCTGCCGCAGGAGATCACGGATGAATATTTTTACAAATTTAACGAAAAGGCCATCCTTCGGACAGACAGCAAAACCCAGATGGAAAATCTTACAAAAGCGGTCAATAACGGGATCTATAAGCCGAATGAAGCAAGAGATTACCTGGATCTTCCGGCTGAGAAAGGCGGGGATATCTTGATGGTAAACGGAAACTATATCCCGATTACAGACGTAGGAAAACAATATGAGAAGGGAGGTGGAGAAAGTGGCAGTAATTAATATTCGCGGAGATATCGTCGGAAACGATGATAAATGGATCTATGATTGGTTTGGAATGGAGGCGACCTGCCCAAAGGATGTGAAAGACATCCTGCAGACTGCCGCGCAAGATGAGGCTATTGATGTACTAATAAATTCCGGCGGGGGATCTGTTTTTGCTGGACAGGAGATGTACAGCGCATTGAAAGGCAATGGCCAGGTAACGATCAAGATTCAAAGTATGGCCGGAAGCGCCGCAGGCGTGGTGGCTATGGCGGGCAGATGCCTGATTAGCCCGGTAGCCATGATTATGATTCACAACGTATCTATGAGTGGAGCGTCCGGTGACTACCACGACATGCAGAAAAATGCTGAGATCCTGAAGCAGATGAATGCGGCTATGGCAAGTGCTTACACTGAAAAGTCAGGAAAATCGATGGAAGAGATCTTAAAACTGATGGATCGTGAGACCTGGCTCACAGCAAACCAATGCTTGGAATATGGATTTGTAGATGGAATTATGACGGATCAGCAGCCCGGAATCCTGACCAACGCATACAGCGGCATGTGGCTAACGGATGAAATCCGTCAGAAGGCCATGAAAGAGAGAGAAGAGAAAGAAAAAGAAAGAAATGAGTTACTGGAGGACTTGGATCTCTACGGGATCTGAGACCTTTTATCCCAAGAAAAGGAGAAAAACCATGAACAAAAAATTATTGGAACTGCTGGACCAGATCGAAGCGAAAAAGCTGGAAGTAAGGAATCTGGTGGGCGAGAACAGGCTGGAAGAAGCAAAAGCGGCCAAACAGGAACTGAAAGAGATGCAGGATAGGTTTGACCTGCTGAAAGACATTGAGGACGGGGCGGCTTCCACAATGCGGCAGCAGATCGAAAAAGGAACTGAAAAACATGTGGAGGAAAAGGATGCCGTCAAAGAGTTTGCCGACGCGGCCAGAAACGGGTTCCGGAATTCCATGAATGAAGGGACAGCCGCAGACGGCGGTTATACGGTTCCAGAGGACGTCCAGACCCAGATCAACACTTACCGGGAGGCGAAAACATCCCTGATCGACCTGGTGGATGTGGAAAATGTCACCACAGATAAAGGATCACGGACCTACAAGAAACGCTCCCAGCAGACGGGATTTACAAAGGTGGGAGAAGGCGCGAAGATCCCGGGCGGAAATACACCACAGTTTGAGCGTATTAATTATGAGATTGACAAATACGCCGGATATTTTCCAGTAACTAATGAACTGCTGGAAGACAGCGATGCTAATATTACCGGAACGCTGACCGCATGGATCGGGGACGATTCCCGCGTAACCAGGAACAAATTGATCCTGGGAGTGATCAACACAAAGGGAAAGACGGCGCTGGCCGGACTGGACGACATCAAAAAGGCCCTGAACGTTACGCTGGGACAGGCTTTTAAGGCAACCTCCCGGCTGGTGACCAATGACGACGGCCTGCAGTATCTGGACACCCTGAAAGACAACGACGGGAAATATATCCTGCAGCCGAATCCGGCACAGCCTATGGAAATGATTGTATGCGCGGGGGCAACCCGTATCCCGGTGTTTGTGGTGCCGAATGCGGACATGCCGTCTGATACCGCCACGGCGAAAACCCGGAAGATCCCGATGGTTATTGGAGACCTGAAGGAAGCGGTAAAATTCTTCGATCGGAAACAGCTCACGATTATGACCTCAAACATCGCATCTGCTGGATCGCTGAACGCATTCGAAGAAGACCTGACGCTGTTCCGGGCGATTGAGCGCGAGGACTGTGTAGCGAAAGACCTGTCGGCAATTGTGAACGGTGAAATCACCATTACTGATGAGAGCGTAGTGGGGGAATGATCAGTCCTGACATTATGACCATACCGGCGGCAGGTCAGGACTTATACGGTAAGACCGCTGGGGAGCTGGCATCCGACCTGTTTGTATCTGAAGATGGAACCGTAACCGGTACATTCCATTATGTGACCGGTTACACCGGATTCAACAATACAAAAGCGTCCGAACAGGAGGGGCATTTCTTCCCCTTCGCGCTGACGCAGACCGGAGAGAAGATGACATTTAAGAAAAACGGGAAGGCTACCAAGACAGACATTGCCTGGGAAACGAATAACGTGTTCCGCGTAACGGCCGGGGACACTTTCGCCGTGTTGGTTGACGGTACGGAAGTTGTGACGTTTAACTTTGCCAGAGCAACCTTTGAACCAAAGGCATGAGAAAGGAGGTAGGCGTGCATGCTGCAGGAAGTGAAAATGAGGTGCGGGATCCCGCCGGAAATCACGGTATATGACGAAGAAATTGAAATGTACATAAAAGACGCCCTGGAAGACATGCGCGCCTCCGGCGTACCAGAATGGCTGCTGGATACGGGAAAGTCACACCCGCAGACCCAGACAGCTGTAACTTTATATGTCAAGGCATACCTGGGGAACGACCGGACAGATACGGACAAATACCTGGATTTATACCGGAAACGGGTGTTCCGGCTGACACTGGAGGATGAAAAGGATGTGGAATCGGAGTATATCCCTTCCGACCAGGAAGGTAATAGAGCAGAATGAAAGTGGATTCCGGAAAGAACACTGGGAATTTATCCGTGGGATACCAGCCAGCTTGAAGGATGCTACCAGACAAGATGAAATCGTTGGAAACCAGAGCGGATACCAGGCAAGTGTTATTGCGGAGATTATGGCATGTAATTACAACGGCGGATCGTTTTTCGTGGACGAAGCGACAGGTGACATCTACGACATCCGTCGGACCTTCCGGTCGGATAAATCCATGATGACCCAACTGACCGGGGAAAGGAGAGAGCATGGCACGATTTGACATTGAGGGGATCGACGACCTGATGAAAGATTTGGGGGAACTGGAGATTGACCGGATCGCCCCCAAAATGCTGGAAGAAGCCTCTCCCTTACTGGAGCGGGAAGTGGAGGCGGCCCTTTTTAGCCACCAGGACACTGGAGAAATGTACCGGTCTATTAAAAGCACGGGAGCTATGCGGAATAAGTATGGCTATTATCTTGCTGTGCGTCCGACCGGAATCTCCAGCGGGACGAAATGGAAGAATTCGCGGACGAAAGGCGGGAGGAGAGCCGGAAAGACCGAAAAAGTCCGAAATATGGACAAAGCGGCGTATCTGGAGTTTGGAACATCCAGACAGCCGGCCCGCCCGGTATTTTCGAAGGCTGCAAGGAAGGCGGAAGCCCCCGTATTGGATAAGATGCAGGAGGTTTTTAACCGGGAGGTAGACCTGTGAATACATTTGAAAAAATTATTACTGCTATCGAACCGTTTGGATTCCCGCACGCGCCGGATGTCTACCGTGAAAAAGCACCGAGGTGGTTTACGTACAATTACGCAGACGATTATGGAGCTGACTTTTCAGATGACAATCCGGGAGCAGTGATCGTCAGCGTCCAGGTGCATCTGTTTTTACCCATCGACGATGATTTTATTGGCTTGAAGAATAAAGTGCGGCGGGCACTCTTCGGGCAGGGATTTACATTTCCAGAAATCACAGTGATGACGGAAGATGATGAGAAGCTGCGGCACATCATTTTTGAGTGCGACATCATAGAGGAGGGCGCATAAATGGCATATATCGGGCTGGCCTATCCGATTATGGCCCGGAAACGGGACGGGCCGGAGTATTATGACGGGATTTTGGTGGGAAAAGCGGTGGAGGCAGAGATCACACCGAATTATATTGATACATCCGGGTATACAGACATCAACGATCTGGGGCAGAAAAAAGAATTTGCCTATGCAGATATTGCATTGACAACCAGTGACCTGCCAGATGCAGTAAGAGATCTGACGCTCGGAGAGAAAGACGGGATATCCGGTGATAGAAATGAAACCGGAACGATTGGACTGGGGCTGATGCGGACCCGGATCGTAGACGACCAGGTTACCTATGAGGCTATTTGGCTGCACCAGGCGAAATTGTGGGAAAAGTCTGGAACGTCTAGTACAAAAGGGGAGACCGTAAATTTTCAGACCCCCGCCCTGGAAGGTATAGCAGAACCGGACGAAAACGGAGAATGGCGAACAACGAAACAATTTAGAACTAAAAACGAAGCAATTTCCTGGCTAAGAGAAAAGGCCGGGATGGAAGGAGAAGTATAATGGCATATATTGGATTACGGAAACCGATTTTTGCGGACACAAGAAACGATGGAACTTATAATGAGCCGATGGCATTGGGAAAAGCAGTTTCTATGGAAATTACACCGAACTTTGCGGAGGCGACTTTAAATGCAGACGACGGGCAGGCAGAGTACGTAAAAGAATTTACGAATGCAGATATTACACTGGGAATATCTACAATACCGATTGCAGCTATGAGACCGATCTTTGGACATGCGGTGGAAGTGGAAAATGGTACTGTCGTCTATAACAAAAATGACCAGAACAAAAATGTAGCGATGGGCATTGTTGCTCCGGAGATTATAGATGACGTACGAACATTTGTGGCAGCCTTCCTTCCTAAGGTAAAATTCGGTGACCCATCAGACAGCTGGGAAACAAAGGGGGATTCTGTTACATTTAAAACGCCATCTATCTCAGGGAAGGCGTCAGCCAACGATGCGGGAACTTGGAAAGAGACGGCGAAGTTTGATACGGAACAGGATGCAATGACCTGGATCTATGGAAAATTCGGATACTCGATCGGGACTCTGAATGTTGCGAGCGCGGCCGGCGAGACGGAGACGGGAAAAACAAAACTGACGGTAACGCCCACGAAAGCGGAAAACAACAGTTATTTTTACAAAGTAACTGACAGCGTGATAACGCCGGCGTACAATGAAGTCTGCAACGTGTCTACCGGCTGGAAAGCCTGGGATGGAACTAGTGAGATTGAAGCGGAAAGTGGAAAGAAAATTGTGGTGGTGGAAGTAACCACCGAAGGGAGCTATGCGAAAAAGGCAGGTAGCGCGACTGTTGTTTCAAGAGCGGAATAACTACAGAGGGCGGGTGAAAGCCCGCCCAGATAAGGAGCATGTATGATCGGAAATAAATTAAGCTATATTACGTTATCGGGGGAAACATTTCCGCTTCGGTGCGGGATGGAAGTCCTGGAGGAAATACAGGAAAAATATGGGAGTATCGATGAATTTGAAAGTAGAATCATGTTGTTCGTCCCTCAGAAAGATGAGGAGGGAAAAGAAGTTGTAAACGAAGAGGGAGTGGCGATTGGACAATATATAACTCCCAAAATCAAAGATTTAGGAGATGCCTTGTATTTGATGGTTACTGCGGGACTGGAATTGGAAGCGGAGCTTGAAGGAAAGGAAATCCGGAAAGTGAGCCGCAGGGAGCTTTTGGAAAAAGCGGATATGATGCCGGTCACCCTGGGATTAAAACTGCACGAGGAAATGATGAGGTGCTTCCGCCGAAAAAACGGAGAGACCACGCAAGAGAAGATGGGAGCGGAGACGAAAAAGAACCCGTAATCATTGACTTTGCGTGGGTGCTGTATATTGGGCTGGAGCTGGGATACCGTGAGAAAGAAATTGCATATATGTACTATGGAAAATGGTGCGACCTCTTCGAACAGTACAAAAAAATGCATAACATCCGGATGGAACGGAAGATCTTTGAAGAGCCGAAAAAAGAGGTTTCGTTGCTGGATTTATAGGGGAGGATATGATATAATAATATAAAACAGGCAGGAAGGGAGGAGCAGCGATGAAAAAAATAATAAGAAAGCATAAATATTTATCCATAATGACTATATCGGGTATTGTTTTGTTTTTGCTGTTTCTTTACTCTGGGTCTGGTCTTGCCACGGCTTTTATATTAGCTTCTATAGCAGTATCTGTAATCGGGGTTTTTGGGTGCTTGCCATTATGGATCATGTATACCTATCTGGGGCCTCCAATATGGCGCAAAAAATAAAGACTATATGAGAAAAAAAACATCTGTATTGCGCAGGTGTTTTTTTTATTGCAAAAGGAGCGAATATGGCGGGAAAAAGAAAAATTGGAGCGATCATTGAGCTTGATAGAGAAAAAGAATTCAAAGCTTCCGTGGCGTCCTGCAACAAGAGCCTGTCCACCATGAAGTCAGAAATGAATCTGGTAAAAGCAGAAACGGCTGGATGCGCAAACTCACTGGAAAACCTGAAAAAGAAGCATGAAGTGCTTACAAAAATACTGGATGAACACGTGAAAAAAGAACAGGCGGTTCAGTCTGGGCTCGACCATGCAAAGGAGCAGTATGAGCGGGTTGGCAGCGAATTAACGACATACAAAAAAAGGCTGGAAGAAGCGCAAAAAACCCTGCAACAAATGGAAGAATCCGGAACGGCATCAGAAGAAGAGATGCAGAAACAGCGGGATACAGTATCGGAGCTCTCGGAGGTTGTAGAACGGGGAAGTAAAACTTATGATACGGCAGGGGAACGTGTTAAAGACTGGGAGAAGCAATTAAATAATGCAAAAGCGCAGACGATCCACGCATCAAAAGCGGTAGAAGAAAATGCATCGTATATGAGGGAGGCGGAGAATTCTGCAGATGGATGCGCGACGTCCATTGACAATTTCGGGAAAAAGGTCAACAGTACGGCACGTGAAACAAAAAATCTAAATGAAAATCTGACTGGGTTTGAGAAACTGGAAATTTACTCCCAATATTTTGATAAATTTTCGGATGCGGCAAAAAAACTGGCAGGGAACATGTATAATGCTGCCCTGGAACTGGATGAAGGATATGACACTATTATCACAAAGACAGGGGCGACAGGCGACGCGCTGGATAGCCTAACGGAAGTGGCCAACAATATCTTTGGAGATCTGCCGGTAGAAATGGAAGATGTTGGCACGGCTGTTGGGGAAGTGAATACGAGGTTCGGTCAAACCGGGGATGTCCTTGAAAAGACATCGAAACAATACATGGAGTTTGCGGAGATCAATGGTACAGACCTGAATGAATCCATAGATGCTACGGACCGGATCATGACACAGTTTAACGTAGACGCTTCGCATTCGGGAGAACTCCTTGGGCTTTTGACAAAACGCGGGCAGGAAACAGGAAAAAGCGTGTCAAATCTAATGAGCGAATTGGACAGCAATGCTGCGACGTTTAAAGAATTAAATTTGGATGTTGTAGAAGCGGCAAATCTCCTGGCTGTGTTTGAGACAAACGGCGTAGATGCCGGAACCGCTATGCGGGGATTAAAAACGGCTGTTAACGAATATGCAAAAGAAGGGATGTCTGCCCGAGAAGGGCTTGAAGCGACGATACAGAGCATCAAGGACGCTGAGACAAATACGGAAGCTCTTGCAATTGCCCAGGAAGTATTTGGAACAAAGGGCGCACAGGTTATGTCAGACGGAATCAGGGACGGCAGAATCAATCTGGACAACCTGTCAGAATCTATGTCTGCATATGGGACAACCGTCGAAGATACCTTCCAGGCAACGCAAGATCCGTGGGATCAGGCGAAGATTGCGGCAAATAATTTGAAAACTGCAGGAAGTGAACTGACGGGAGAGTTTTTAACAGCGGTATCCCCTGCAATTGTTGCTGTGACCGGGGCTGTCAAAGATGCAACAAAGTGGTTCAGAGGACTTCCGGGGCCTGTCAAAACGGTTGTATCCGTGGTAGGAGCTGTAGGCGTTGGGGCAGGAGTGGCAGCACCAAAAGTTTTAAAACTGGTGACAACCATAAAAACGCTGAAAACTGCTAATGAGGCGGCAAAAGCTCTGAAAGCAGTGAACGATGTACAAAAAACAACGGCTGCGGTATCGGGTGCGGCGGCAGCGGCTGAAGAACTGAATACGGTTGCAAAGACAAAAGGTGCGGCGGCATCCGGGGCAAGCGCAGCCGGAGCGGCAGTAGACAGTGCCGCGAAAGGAGTAGAAACGGCTGCTACAGGAGCGGCTACAGTGGCACAGACCGGATTAAATACTGCTATGAATGCATGCCCGGCACTACTTCTGGTTACCGGGATCGGAGCTTTGATCGGAGTAGTGGCAGCATTTGCCAGCGGATCGGGAGAAGCTGCAACGGAGACTGAAAAATTGTGGCAATCTGCCGATATAGCATGCGACAAACTGGCAGAGTCACAAGAAGAACTACGAACTGCAATCGACACAACACGTGATACCGTTGAGGGGGCATCCGGGAGTGCTATTGTTATGAGCGATGCAGTGCGTGAACTGGAAGGTTTGGCAAATCAGACAGAACTGACATCGGCAGAACAAGAGCGCATGGCTGCTCTTGTGACAGAGTTAAATACTGTGTATCCGGAATTAGGATTACAGATTGACGCTGTGACAGGAAAGCTGAATATGGGCACGCAAGAGATCCGAAACTATGTGGATAACATGGGGAAAATGGCCGAAATCGAAGCCTATAAGCAGGGAATTCAGGAGTCGATCGATCAAGCAACGACGGCCACAAAGGCTAGGATTGACGCAGAAAAAGAACTGACCCCTTTGCTGGAGTTGAGGGAGAACCTGGATAGTGAACTGACTGAGGTCACAGAAACACTTGACAAGAGGGGGCAGAATCTCAACAAGAGCCAAGCCCAACTAAATGAAGAACTGAAAAAGGGGCTGATCACGCAAGAGGACTATGACGATGCGATTTCCGGAGTAGTAGACAACACGATTGAATACAACGGGGTGGTCCGGGATGCGAATGATGTACAGGCGGAGCTAAATCAGAAATACTGGGATAACGAGAAGGCTATTGAAGAGCTGGAAGGAAAAATTGAAGATCAAAATGACCTAATCGAAGAAGCAAACGCGAATGCGGGTGAGTATTCGGAGAGCTTGAATGAATTGAATGGATTAACCCAGGAGGCAACGGTATATGCGGAAGATTATGTAGGATCGCAGGCAGGGGTATCCAGCGCTTCCGCAACAGCATCAGAAAGTGTGTATGCAGAGGCGGAAGCCTTTAATGCCCTGGATCAGACGATACAGGAAAAAGCTGTATCTGCTGCAGAAGCTGTAATCGGTATGCAGGAGGCTGTAACAGGCGCTGTACAGTCGCAAATGGATATATTCGCAGAGTTTCAAGCGGCGGAAGAAGTACAAACACAGTCTATATTGGATAATATGCAGAGCCAGGTTGACGGATTCAACCAATGGGGCGAGCAACTGGCAGCGTTGGGAGAGACGACAAAAACGACGGCTGACGGAGTGAATGTTACAATTAATGAGGGTTTGTTACAGCATCTGGCCGAGATGGGGCCGGAAGGCGCCGGATATGTAGCGGCATTTAATCAGATGACCGCGGAGGAATTGCAGCAGGCGAACAGCCTGTGGGAACAGTCTGTAGACATTGGCAGTATGACGACCGGATGGGGAGAGCAGCTGAAAACAAGTGCCGGAACGCTTGCAGCAGGAGGAACAGAAGCCTTCCAGCAATTGGGAGATCAATTGAAATTGCAGGCTAACGATGCAGGTATGTATACAGGACAGGGATTAGTTGAAGGGCTAAAAGAAATCCAGGATCAAGTAAATACAGCTGGAGAGGAAATGGGAAATGATCTCATCGAAAACTTGAATCTTGGTTCTGGAGTAGCGTCGCCTTCGTGGAAATCGAAGCAAAGCGGGATGTATATCGACATCGGATTGTCTCAAGGAATACGTGGCAGCGCTGATCTGGTAAAGAATGCTTCGGAATATGTGGGGCAAGCTGCCGTAAGCAAGATTGACAGCGCGATTGACGAGGATACTGTTAAGTCTTACGGATATAATGTTTCTGCGGGATTGGCAGAAGGTATCCGGAATGGAAAATCCGAAGTCATAAATGCGGTTATAGAAGTAACGACTGCCGCGACTGAAACGGCAAAAGGCAAATTGGAAATCAATTCTCCATCACATGTATTTGAGAGATTTGGAGCCGGGACCATCGAAGGATATGTGAAAGGAGTGGATGAGAATGCGGAGAAAGCAAGGAAGAGCGTCCTCAACGCCCTGGATATGAAATTGGCAAGCCGGGATACAAAAATTCAGACTGGTGTCGCGGGATCTGTCATTGATTATAATCTTTTAGCGGCTGCGATGGTTACTGCGTTTAAACGGTCAGGAATGACAATAAAATACAATGGCCGGGAATTTGGCCGGGTGTTATCAGATATGGGGGTGGCATTCAATAATGGCTGAGATCAAATACGTAAACAGCGCAAATCGGTCGATGGACCTGTCCACCTATCCAATCCGGATGAAACAGAAGACCTCCGGACTGTATGCATTCGAGTGGGAAGTGGATGAAACGGATCTGGGAAATGGAGCAAGGGTCAATGCATTCGAACGGAAATCCAGACAGTATGAACTGGAAATTGATTTTTCCGGCGCCAGGACCGGACGAGCACAGATCCTACAGGAGTTTTTCGAGGTTACAGACTATGATGTGGTTCAGAAGTCGCCTGGAAAACTATATGTCAACGAGCAGTATATCGAAGCCTATATCATTGCATCCGAACCGCAAATCTATGACGACCGGTACCGGACAGTTGGTAAAATCTGTACTCTGTATGTGCCATACCCGTTTTGGATGGAGGATAAGGCGTTTTCCTTTTACCCAAAAGAGGAAGGAGGATCAGGAGATTTTTTAGACTTTCCTTTCAATTTTCCGTACGACTATACTTCCGGACAGGCCGGAACGGCGATCCTGCAGAATACGCATTATGTGGCGTCCGGGTTTGAGATGATTATATATGGGCCATGCGTCAACCCGTATATAGCAATCGGTGGGCATATGTACCGGGTTTACACGACGGTGGACGATCAAGAATACATACGCATCAATAGCCGGGAGAATACAGTGCAACGGGTGAAAAATAACGGGGAAATCGTCAACGAATTCAATAACCGTGGAAAAGACGACAGTGTATTTGAACCGGTCCCGCCGGGCAGCCAGACGGTCGTGTGGCCCGGAACGTTTGGATTTGACATCGTACTGCACCAGGAAAGGAGCGAACTGAAATGGAACTGATCCTGGCCGCGTCTGATGGAGCAGAAGAAAAAAGAATCTATGAAGACGCCGACATTGAAATGGGAAACGAGAATGATTTTGAATTATCCGTCCCATATACGGCGTGGGATGGAAGCTATGCGTTCGAAAAACGCATTTATGTCCCGGACACAGAATACGGCGGAATCATCCGGGAGACGGAAAGCGTGACCGGAGACGATGCGATCTATGTACGCGGATTCACATGGCGCGGGATGATGGCGAAGAAAATCATTGAGCCGGCCGCCGGACAGGATTACCGGACGGCATCCGGAGAACTGAACAGCATAATAAAAAATCTGGTGGAACCCGCGTTTCCAGGGTTGTTTTATGCCAGCGAAACGGATACGGGCATAACAGTCAGTTATCAGTTCGAGCGCTACTGCACCCTGCTGGATGGCCTTCAGGCTATGCTGGAATCGAAGGGATACAAACTGCAGATCCGGTACATACAGACGCAGACGTCCGGATTCGTGGTGATCGGGGCGGTGCCGGTAGAAAATTACGGAGACAGCATCGAAATCAGCCAGGACGGACGGTTGAATTTTACGTCACAGGACTACCGCCGGGGCGTCAACCATCTAATCTGTCTGGGCCGGGGAGACCTAAAGGACCGGGTAGTCGTCCACCTGTACGCACAGCCAGATGGCCGTGTGACGCAAACACCATATTATACAGGGATCAGCGAAATCACGGAGGTGTACGATTATAACAATGCAGAAGAAGATGACCTGATCGAAAATGGTACGAAACAGCTGAAAGACCGCATGAATTATAAAAAGCTGACTGCAAATGCGAATGAAATGGATGATATAGACATCGACATAGGTGATATTATATCCGGCCGGGATTATATTACTGGCATCCAGATGCAGCAGCCAATTGTCTATAAAATACTGAAAATCAGAAACCAGAGAGTCAGCGTAGAATACGGAGTGAAAGGGGAATAGTTATGGAAATAGTAACCGGATTAAGAGGAACGCCACACATTACATCAGCGGACGTAATTGGATTCCAACAGGGAATTGCCACGGTCGGAAGCGGAGCCCTTCCGGTAGGAGAAAAATTCAGAGCAGAATTGGCCAGTAACAATGAATTGAAGATCTATGACGGAGAAGGGGTGATCCAAGGTGTCCATTTCAGGGTGTTGCCGGGGACATATGACAGCATCACGCTCGAAAATGGATCACAGGGGCAAAAAAGGAAAGACCTGATTGTGGTCAAGTATACAAAGAATGCGCAAACCGGATACGAAAATACGGAGTGGGTTGTGAAAAAAGGAACATCAACGACCGAAACCCCGGCGGAACCGACTGCGACAGAAGGGGACGTCCGGGCAGGGGATATCCTGGCGGAAGTCCCGTGGTATGTTGTAGAGTACGATGGAATCAATGTGACATCCGTTACGCCGAAGTTTTCAACATTGATGAATATTCAGGAGTTGACTGAGGGTTTTAGTTCCCTAAACAGCAATTTTGATATCTTTGCAAACGGCGGCGAAAATTCAGATGGTAAAGCTCTGCGTATTGATACCGCTGTTATGCAGGGAAAAAATCTGATCTATGAATGCTGGGGGCCATCACTTTTTCCGTATGGCTCAAATACGGCAGGGGCGCCTACTGCATGGCCTGGCCTTGCGCTGGCCTTCATTCTGCCGTATGGTTCGGAGGGTTGGACACGACATGTCAAATATGCGTTTGAGCTGAGTGGTGACATCTATTATATGACCCATAAAAACGGGATCATCGATAAAAACTGGACGAAAATAGCAGGACCGGCTTGAATAGGATTAAATTGGTTCCGTGATGATAATAGCATCTACTGCCAGCACATGACCTGAAATAAATCCACTGCCTTGTGCATAAACGTTAATACGTCCAGGCGCGCCATATGCCCCAACGGTTATATAAATCCGGTCGACTTGGTCAATTGGCGTTGATGTTTGATATATAATTGTAGCATTGGCAGCAATTACATTTCCACCACAGTAAGCGTACCCAGAAAGGCTCGTTGCAGTCTCGTAAGATAAGATAATTCGCTTGTGTGTGATCCTGAATCCTCCAATATTTCCGTTGTCCAAATTGCTGTTTTGCCTGCTGTGAATTGCGCCGGCGCAAATTCCGTCGCCGCTGATCTGTAGGCATAGCAAACAGGCCGACCTCTTTGGACGGCCAAAAAGTAATCTGAATTATCATTACATCAAGCCACCAGCCTCCGGAAGGAAGCTTTAACCTCTGCAGATCTGACTGTTACATAGATCATCGTGGTCTCCGGCTTTGCATGGCCGGCATACGCCTGTAGCTCTTGCAACGTCATTCCCCGGGCAGACGCATCTGTCAACAGCGTCCGCCTGAATTTATGCGGATGTGCATGGATGCCGGCCGATCGCCCTAGTTTTCGCAGCATTGCCTGTACCGCTTTGGCTGTCAGACGCTTGTGTGGCGCCCTGGTGCTTACAAATAGTGCAGGATTATCGTCTGTCCGGTCAGACAGGTATTTTCGCAGGTGGTATAGGGCTTCTTCTGTCAAGCAAACGCGGCGCTCCTTTTTGCCTTTTTGGCCGTACACAATAGCTTCGCCACCGGAAAAATCGACATCTGACCGATTCAGAGCCAGAATCTCTCCAATACGGCCAGCTGTCGAATATAAGACTTCCATCAATGCAAGATCACGCTCTGAACGAGCAATACAACGCAGGTGCTCCCGTTCTTCCGCCGTATACGGGCGGCGGATTTTTTGCGGCACTTTGACGCGTTTCAGACGCCTGGCCGGATTATGCGATATATAACCCTCATCCGACAACCAGGCAAAAAAGCTGCTGATGTAATGCCGTAACGTCTCTAGGTATGACAGGGATATATTACGCTGCTCCTGATACAACGCCAAATAATACCGCAGATCATTGGTTGTAATCTCTTGCAGGCGTTTATTCAGACTTTGCATTAACATCCGGACGCACCGGTTGTAGTTTTCCAGCGTGCCCCGACTGCAATTTTCAAGCCGTTTACTGGCCAAATACAGCCGTAAGGCCTTTTCCCAGTGGCGCTCACTGACCACCAGCTCTGTGTGCTCCTCCTGCAGTATCAGGCCATGTGTCTTAATAATCAGCACATTTTCCAGCCTCTGTAGTTGTTCCGGCGTCAAATCGGCCTGCATGGCGGCCAGTACGGCCGCAATTAATTTATCCATAATGTCACCTCCGCCCCCATAGTAACATGGGACGGAAGTTCCCTAAACAGCAATTTGGACAACAAACAAGATACATTTACCGCCGGCCAGTATATTGAGGGTTTTGCCGGTGATGGCACTCTTTTGATGACCTGGAGTAAGATAGGCGTCACGAAAAAGCCCAGCGCGGTCATCATAACACCTTGCAGCTCCCAGGATGTAATTGTGTCGTACAATTATGACTACAATACTTCTGGAACTATCCAGCTTAAAGCGTATTCAGCTGCCAGTGGAGCCGCATTTTCAGGAGCACTTAGATTTTCCATGCTTGTTATACAGTAATTAAGTGGCTTTTCCCCAAATAAGCCAAAGTGCGTGTTGTGTACCATTCGTTCCCCCGCTGATAATAACTGTGTACCCACCTGTGCTTGGTCGCTGTATGCCCTTTATATAATAGTTTGTGTCGTTTCGAATGTTAAAAGCATCTAGTAAATAATACCCGCCCTTATCGGCGACGTGGCACCAATCCGCCGTAAGTGTAACTGATTTTTGTTCGACGGATATCAATCCGCCCAAATTGCTGTTTAGTGAACTAAAACATAAAATCCATGTCAAAGCGCATCCCATGAGGGGTGCGTTTTGCTGTGTATTTTATTTTAAGCCGCTGAGAGCGGCAGAAAGGAGAGCATCATGCAATTAATTATGAATGATGGCCAGCAGATTCCGATTCAGTCTGCCGTGGAATCCGGAGGGGTACTGAAGATCCGGCTGCTGAACCAGACATCTGCGGGACTGAAGACTATTTTTCAGGACACGCTGGCCGTACAGAAAATGACAATCAAAGAGGCTGCGAAGGCCGATATCGTGTACGAAAACTACACGAGATTAACCTACATCGCGGAATACACTGGCGCAATCTGGGAAGTGGAGATGCGGCAGGAAGCGGCGGATACAGACACCCGCTTGACAGAACTGGAATCTGAAATGCAGCTGAAAGCCGATGTGGTAGAGCTGCAGCAGGCAGTCGCGGAACTAACAATGACGATAGCAGCTTTGGTAAGCAGCACAAATTAAAAAGGAGGACAAAGTATTATGACGTACACAAAGGATAGCGTAATTGTAAAAACATGGGTGAGCCTGGTTATGGCTGGGGCCTACACAGTAGACCAGGTGCCGGCATTATTTAATCTGAGAACAGTGGTACAGGAAGTGCTGGACACCCTGAAATAATCTTTATGGAGGTAGGCCATGCGGATAAAAGATGTTGAGACGGATAAAAAGCAGGTAAATACCGGGGAGACCGCCGAAATCGTATTTAAAATAGAATACGAAGAGGATTATCCGTGTGATTATCCCTATGATTATCCTATATCAGTAAAAAAGGAGTAAAAAAATGGCAGTAAAACAAGCATGGGTAATGTGCAACGGCACGCGCGTGAACGCCACCTACAACGAAAGCACGAAAACATGGACCGCGCAGATCACAGCGCCGGCCCAATCATCCTGGAGCCAGCCGAACCATGTATACGGGCTGGAAATCCACACAGAGGACGACGCTGGGAACCAGACGACAATGGACTCTACAGACGAGACCTATGGAGACGCGCTGAAACTGCGTGTCCTGGAAAAAACTAAACCGACCGCAACCATCACCAGCCCGACGGAAGGCTCTGTTCTGGGCGCGGCGACACAGCAGATCAAATTTAGCATTAAGGATGCCGGCGGTTCCGGTCTGAATATGGATTCCGTCGTGCTGAAGGTCAATGATACCCCCGTAGAATCCGGTATCAGTTATTCGGACGGTGCGGATGGTGAGAAGATCGGAACCTACACGGCAACCGGTCTGTCTGATGGCTCCAATACCATCAAACTGACTGTGCAGGATAACGACGGCAATACCTCTGATGAGGATGTAATAACCTTTATCATCAGCACGTCAGCTCCTACGCTTAACGTAACCAGCCCGGCTGAGGGTCTTGTGACTAACTCCAATAAGGTAACTGCTGCTGGTACTGCAGCGGCTGGCTCCGACGCGGTAACGCTGGCAGAGGTAACTGTAAACGGCCAGAAAGCGACAGTGACCGGGGGTGCCTTTAGCATGGAGGTCACGCTGACTGAGGGCGATAATACAATCACTGTTATTGCCAAGGATAGTTTGGGTAAGACTACAACGGTAACCCGCCATGTGACACTGGATACCAAGGCACCAGTGATCACGGACGTAGTAGCATCTGCGACAACCGTAGACGCATCCGGTATTCTTACCATTACCTTTAAGGTGATCGACCCGGCTACATGATTATCCGGTGCTGGGGCGAGGTAAACGGCACGGAAGTGGAATTTCATCCCGTGCCGGACCGCCCGGACTACTGGGAGGGCCTTGCTCCCAGGCAGCCGGGCTTGCAGGATATAGATATCTGGGCGGAGAGCGACAATGGAGCAAGAGGCCATCTGCAGTGCAGCGTACAGATCCAATATTACGCCGAAACCTGCGCCCGTTTGCTGCTGATCCCGTATTACGCGCAGCTGATAGATCATTACGTTATCAGGACGCTGCCGGAAACATATATGGCCGGATACCACGGCTGCAGGAGGTGCACTAATGGATAGAGTACGATTTGAGCTGGGAGAGAAAAAATACGTTATGATCGAGGTGCAGTCCTGCAATAACCAGCCGTTTGAGGTGGCAAAGGCCACTTATAGGCTGCGCTGCGGCCTGACCGAAGAAGCTGACGGAGATTGCGAAATCAGCCAGGTCAATGACAAGACGGTAATCCTGATGGCCCTGATCCAGCCACAGGCAAAGGGCGCGACCTATGAGCTGGAATTTACATACCAGATTCCGCCGGAGACCCTGATCTATCCGGTAATGATAAAGGTAGGGTAGGGAGGTGAGGAAAATGGAAGAGTATGTAACCCGCCTGGAATACGATGAGCATAACAGGCGGACAGACGATGAGCACAGACGCACTAATAAACGTCTGGAGCTGCTGGAGGAAAATGTGCAGCAACTGGCCGACCTGACGGCATCTGTGCGGGAACTGACGGTCAGCGTCGGAAACTTAGCAGCCAAGCAGGAAGATATGGTCACTAGAGTGGATGCTATCGAGAAAGAACCAGCAAAGAACTGGAGTACCTTAAAAACAGGCATATTGAGCGCTATTGCGGCGGCAATCGGCAGCGGGCTGGTGGCCGCCGTAGTATCATTTATCAGATAGGAGAGTGATAAAATGTTAGAGACAATCATGCAGTATATGGCAAGTTTTTTAATCCTGGTCGGCGTATTGGCGTTTTTGACCAGTCTGATCGTGCAGGTTATCAAGGAGCTGCCGGGGATCAAAAATATCCAGACCAACGTGGTGGCGCTGATCGTATCAGCGATCCTGTGCATCGTGGCTATGCTGTTGTTATGCACATATTATAGGATGCCGGTGGTCTGGTACTATGTGGTGGCAGCGCTGGTTACGGCGTTTTTAGTCTATTTGGTAGCTACCGGCGGCTGGGAAAAATTAAAAGCAATATGGGACAGGACAAAGTATAACAAGGAGGTGGAGTGATATGCCAAATATTAATCGGGAGTTTATCAGCCAGAAGAACATCAACGGCACCGGAAACCCGTGCAAGTACATCGTGATCCATGAGACGGACAACTACAGCCGTGGAGCCGGCGCGCGGACACACGCCAAGGCGCAGCACGATGGCAATTTTGCTGATATGTCGGTGCATTACTACTGTGGATCGGACGGCATCTATCAGGCCGCCGAGCATACTTGCAAGTGCTGGCACATTGGCCGGGAGTACGGCGGCAATCACAGTATCCATGACGCCACCAATAACAACAGCATCGGCATAGAGATCTGTGTCAATGAGGACGGTAATTATACCGCCGCCCGCCAGAATGCCATTGAGTTGGTAAAATACCTGCTGCAGACGACAGGCATCCCGGCCAGCCGGGTGATCCGGCATTTTGATGCTAAGGGCAAGTATTGTCCGCGTAAGATGATGGATAATCCGGCACTGTGGGAGGACTTTAAGGCCCAGATACAGGGCAGTTCTTCCGGCTCATCTGGAAGTTCCGGAAACTCCGGCGGCGGATCGGGAACATACGGCACCGGCATGTATAAGGTCAATGTAGAGGATCTGACGATCCGCACAGGCCCAAGCACACAATATCAGGCTTGTGGCAGCATTACAGACCGAGGCACCTACACGATCACCGAAATACAGAATACCTGCTGGGGCCGGCTGAAATCCGGCGCAGGCTGGATCTGCATTGATGCGGATTATTGCTCACCCGCAGGATCATCCGGAAGCTCATCTGGATGGAATGCCACGGGGACGGCCACCTGCACAGGGAGCGGTGTCCGTGTTCGCCAGACTCCAGGTGGAACTATTCTTGGACAGCTCGGCGTTGGGAACCGGTTTGAGGTAGACGGCCAGAAATCCGGGGACTGGGTGCATATTAAGGTGGCCGGAATCGGGATCGGATGGATGCATAAGGACTATGTTGAGTATGACCGATAAGATTGAGAGGCAGGGCTTCGGCTCTGTCTCTTTTTTTAAATAGAGCCATGTCTACTGACACAGCCCTTATGATTATATGTGAGAATGATTGCTTTTTGTTTGGGGCATTATAAGTATAGTATAAAGGAGGGCTTATAATGGCAGCACAAAAAGGGGCAATATCATTCGGTTTGGTTCATATCCCGGTTGCACTTCACACAGCGACGCAGGATAATGATATACATTTTAACCAGCTCTGCAGAGAGGATGGATCAAGGGTAAAATATAAAAAAGTCTGCGCAAATTGCGGGAAGGAAGTCGGATCTCAGGATATTGTGAAGGGATTTGAATTTGCGCCAGGACAATATGTGACTATGACAGACGCTGATTTTGAAAAGGCAAAAACAGAAAAAGACCGTACTGTGGAAATTTTGCATTTTGCTAACCTCGAAAGCATTCCGCCAGTGTTTTTTGATAAAACTTATCACGCGGTTCCGGAGCTGGGAGGCGACAAAGCATATGAACTACTACGTAAATCAATGTATGATGAGAAGAAAGTAGCTATAGCTAAAACTGTCATGGGTCAATCAGAAAAACTATTGGCATTAATTTCGACAGAGGAAGAAATACTCCTGGAGACTTTGTTTTTTGCCGATGAAATCAAGGAAATGCCGAAAGAAATTATTCATCCGGATCTGAATGAAGCGGAAATAACAATGGCAAAAACTCTGGTAAATTCAATGGTAAAAGATTTTCAACCGGAAATATACCATAATGAATATCAGAAGCGCCTTAGAGAGATCATTGAGGCTAAAATTAATGGGCAGGAAATAGTCAGCGCGCCCAAAGAACAACATGCGAATGTTATAGATTTGATGGAAGCGTTACAAGCATCGCTTAAGCAAGTGAATGAAAATAATAAGCCTCCAACATCCAAAAAACGCAAAAAGGTTGCAACAGCATGATAGAATTTGAAAAACGAAATATTAAACCTATGCTAATAGGGATTGAAGAAGATCCGTTTGACAGCGAAGATTATATATATGAGTTAAAATGGGACGGTGAACGCTGCATTGCGTATCTTGATCCTGCAGGTAATGTAGATCTGAGAAACAAACGTAATGTCAAGATGCTGCAGAAAGCACCGGAACTTAAGGATATATGGCGGCAGGCAAAGACCAAGTGCATACTTGACGGAGAACTTATGGTGTTAAAAGATGGTAAGCCTGATTTTTTCGAGATTCAGCGCCGAAGCCTAACGACTAATAAAATAAAAATAGATTTGGCTTCCAAACGCTATCCTGCCACCTTTATAGCATTTGATGTGCTATACTACGATAGAAAAGATGTTTGCTGGCTGCCGCTAATAGAAAGAAAAAAACTACTCCAGAAATCATTTATCGAATCTGAACGTCTGGCACTATCAAGATATATAGAGCAAAATGGAACTTTGTTTTATAGAATGGCAGAAGAGCAGGAGTTAGAAGGTATAGTTGCTAAACGAATGGACAGCTTCTACATCCAGGGGAAGCACACTAAGGAATGGGCCAAGATCAAGCACATGATGGATGAGGATTTTGTTATATGTGGGTATATTCCTAAAAGGAATCATATGTTTAGTCTGGTCTTGGGAAAATTCGGGGGAGCTGTTATTATATATCAAGGCCATGTGACAATGGGGGTGGGAAGAGATACTGTAGGGCTTCTGCAAACTTTACCGCCTGGATTTCCGCCGGCAGGTACTCCGGTAGGACACGATAATGAAAATGCAATATGGGTACAACCTAAATATGTGGGTGTAGTAAAATATATGCCACGAGCCGGCAGCAGCGAGAGACATCAATCCGTCTTCAAAGGATTGCGTTATGACAAAACACCTGAGGAATGTAAATTATAGTAAAAGAGCAGATCCGAATAGGTCTGCTCTTGTTTGTATATTGTATCGTCTGGTTGACAGTGACTACCGTTTGCCAACGGTGTATAAATATTGATATAATACTATCAGTAATTATAAGATATAAAAAGTATTTAAAATCCTTAAAAACATTGATTTTATAGGTATTGTGAGTTTCTCTATTATTAGGTATTATATTCTTAGGATATAACAATCAATAAACGGTGCACGTGGAAACTGTGTGCCTCTTGTGCCGTAAATAAGCGGATTTGCGGGATTTATTTGGCTGACAAAACTGGTTTTGTCAGCCGTTTGTCAACGCTTTTTCAAGGTGGTAGACAAGCCAACAGCCGTATCAAACATATCCGCAGCGTTCTGCTGCATGACCTCCGTGTTAAAAACGTAAGTCTGCAAGGTCGTTTTAATGTCTTTATGTCCAAGGCGCTCCATGATCGTTTTGGGAGACGCTCCCTGTTCGGCCAGCACTGTCCCGTGAGTGTGTCGCAGACAATGGCTGTGGAACAGCGGAAGCCCCATCGTATAGTGGACAATCCGCGCGCAATACTTGAAGGATTCAGGCGTCAGGATAACCCCGTTCTCCCGGACGGATATAGGCATGATCTCCTGACAGGCAATGGGCGCGTCAGCTGGCGCCTGTAAAAGCGACCCGTCTGGGCGCATATAAGACCTGGTATAATAGCGTCCGTAAGTCAGCATGATCTTTTTACGGCGGTGGATCTCTTCCTTAAGCGCCTTTTCGATGATCTCGCCCATCTTGATGGTACGTCGGGAATCATACTTCGGCTGGCGGTAGCACCATATGCTATGTTCTTTCTTCAGCTGCCGATCAATGCGGATCGTGTGCGCATTGAAATCTACGTCGGACAGCAGATCGAACCCGTAGCTTTCTCCGAGGCGTGTCCCCAAGAAATAGCCGACCATAAGTGGGAGATAGAAATTGCTCTCCGGATTGAAATAGTCAATCAGCCTCCAAAAATCATCTGACGGAAGGATATATTCCCGGTGTTCCCGGAGCTTTGGATCATCCTGTATCTTGCCAATAGATACGCCTTCGCAGGGATTGAAGAATATATACTTGCAGGGCAGAATGGCATAGTGCATGGCTCCTGAAAGACAGGTCATAATATTTTTTACCATGCTCTTTGACAGGCCTGCTGCCTTTAAATTATTTACCCAGTCCTGAACCGTGGACGGGGACAGAGAACTCAGTCTGTAAGCCCCCAGGCTGGGCTTAATGTGAAGCCTTATTTTCCGCTCATAGTCCAGTACCGTATTATAAGCCAGATTTTTCTTTACGTAATGTTCCATCCAGTAATCCATGTAGTCCGCCACACTAACTTCAGATGGGGAAAATGCTTGCCCGGAGCGGTCATACTCTGCCTTTGCCTTCGTGCCAGCCGTGACAGCCTCCGCTTTCGTGCGGTAACCACCTTTTGAAATGGAGTTTCGCTTGCTGCCGATCCGGGCGCCCTCGAAGGACCATTCCCAGTTCTTGCCGCGTTTTCGTGTTCTCAATTCTCCCATGATATCATCCTCCTTTTGTGTACGAAAATAACAGCATGCTGGAACATTTGTTCCATCTTGCGTGTGCTGCCCGAAGATGATACAATATACATGACTGATAAGGTATGCATCTTCGGATGTGTGTCTGGGCCGCTCTGGTATGGGGATACCGGGGCGGTTTCGGACAATAGTTGATAGGTGCAATTCATGGGAAACTGATGTGATGAGATGGCATCTCCTGAAACGGTGACC